CCATTAAAATAAATATTACTGTCAATGCTACCTGAACCTGATTGAATAATAGATTGTTCTTGTGTAATTTTACTTCTTTTAACCCAAAAAGATATAGTTCCTTTTTTATCACTTGTTGGTGATGATTTGCTTCTTGTTAAATATGTACTAGCCATTAATTAAATCCCCCACTTCCTGTAGCTCCAAAGCTTGAAGTAAAACTAAAAGCTCTGTCTGTTGTTTGATTTTCTGCATCTGTTATCCTTATTGTAAAGTTGTATGTAGTTGGTGTAGTTGATGCTCCACCGAAATCTGTTGTTGTTAATGCTCCAGTTGATGTGTTTAAAGTTACATTGGCAGTTGTTAAATTTGAGCCAACTTCTGAAAATGTAATTGCACTATCTGATGAACCTGCAATCGTAGCAACTGTTCCTGAAAAGTTACCTGCAAAAGTTCCTAATGAACCTGCTGACGTACTAAATGATGGAGCAGTCGAAGCTGTAAGAATATTATTTGTACTTCTTCCTGCGTTACCATCAGGATTTTCTACTCTTACATAATAATTACCTGTAGCTAAAGTTACATTAACTGAAAGCGTAGTTGCATTTGTAAATGAAACTGTATTAGCAAGTGTAACTGAACCATCTGTTTTAATAAATTCTACTATTGGTATTGATACAAAGTTTGTACCTGTAATATTAATCGTTGTAGCTGTACTTGGTGCAATCGTTTGAGAAACATCTGCTACTGTTGGTTTTGTTTCTGTTGCATCAATCCAAGATAATTGATTTGTAGAATTACCATTGGTAGCTAAAACTTGTCCATTTGTTCCTACTGACGTAGGTAAGACCATAGTATAACTTTGACCTGACGCATGACTAGGTGATTTAATTTTTACACCATGTGAATTTTGTGAACAATTTAATTGAATAGCACCATCTGTAGAAGAACCATCACCTTTAACTGTTAATACTGGTGAAGGTAATCTGTCATTATTAATTGTGCCTGAAGTTAAATTACTTGCACTAAATGAAGATAAGGTAAACGTACCATAAGCTACAATTTGTAAAATATCATTAACTGTAGCACCACTACCTAATACAATTGATGTACCATTAGTAGCTGTAAAATCTGTTGCATCTAACTTAACACCATTTAAATAAATATCTGCAAAAGCTGTTCCTGAAGCAACGTCATAAGTTAAAGTGTTACCATTAGCATCTGCACCTGAAAAAGTTGTCTGACCTGCTGTAGCAACATATTTAAATCTGTCTGAAGTGCCATTTACACTTGAACCTGCAAGTGCATACGAACTTCCATCAAATACTTTTAATTTTCCTGCTGTCGTATCAAAAACTAAGTCACCCAAATCGTTGGAACTAGAGGGAACTCCTGCTTGTACTCTGTATCTTTCTGCAAAACTATTTACTCCTGATAAATTAGTAGCAACTGTATTAATATTAGTTAATCCACCTGCAACTGAGTTAATATTTGTAATAGCACCTGCGACTGAATTAATATTTGAAGAATTTGAATTTACTGAACTTATAGCAGAGTTCATACCTGCAACTGTCGTTACATTGCTAGATATACCTGCTACTGCTGTAACGTCAGAAGATATTCCTGCTACTGTATTTACATTAGCAATATTATTACCAACTAAATCTACATTAGTTATAGCATTTGCAACTGTATCAATCTCTGATGTACTTTCATTTAAATCATTAGCAACAGTCTCTACTTCTGATACTGCTTCTGCTAAATCATTAGCTACTGCAATTACTTTAGTAATATCTGTAGCTACTGTGTTTACTGAAGCAATGTTGGTCGCTACTGTGTTTATATTTGTAGCGTTAGAATTGGTTGTAGTAATAGCTGACATGTTACTATTAACAGTATTAATAGCTGATATATTACTATTAACATTGGTAAGAGTAGCTTTATCTGTAGCTGATAACCAAGTGTTTTCTAAATAATTCTTTGTAGCCGCATGTTGTGCCGCCGTAGGGTCTGCCACATTAGTTAATCTTTTGTTTTGTGCGTCCCATTGAAAATCTGTGTTTGATATTTTAATAACGTCACCTGCATCATCAATCGCTTCTTGCGACATAAAGAATGCTTGGTCACTATCTGTATCTAAATCATTCTCTGTAAGTACAGAGCCAGAAGCATAATCTACTAATTTTGTACCTTGAGATGTTTTTCTTCTAATCTCAATAGCCGCATCTTGTGCAGGTGCAGAATTAAATGTTAAAGTAGTCCCTGCACCATTTAACGTAAAAGCTGTTGTAGTTGACCCAGATAGGGTAACTATAAGGTCAGCAGTGCTTCTATAGCTAAAAGGAATAGAATATGATGTTGTACTGTTATTACCTGTATAACGTACAAAACTATTTGCCATGTATGATTTTCCTTAATTTTTGGTTTGGGTTTACTAAAAGTGTAAGGTTAGTTAAGTAAATCTTTAAGTTTAGACTTTTGGTCACTAAAAGCGTCTTTTATAAACTGATTTTGAAGTTTAAATCTTTCCATAATTTCAGGAAATTCTTTAATCATTCTCTTATATGCCGCACCTTCTACAGCGTGAACCATGTCTATAATGTGTTGAACTTGATAATCTTTACCAACAACTTCTCCAGTAGGATTTTTGTAAAGTTTACTTGTAGGTGTTGCAATCATGTACTCAACGTATTCTTGAAGTGTATATTTCTTGCCACTGTAGTTTTTGTTTTTAACTACTGTTCCTTCTTGTGTTAAATATATGTCATTCTTTAGCTCTAACCATCTATCGTAAGCTGTCTGATTATTAGAGTTTCTCATATTCTTTAAATTGAAACCACTGTATCTATCTATTTTAGGAGGAGGTAAATAATTAAACTCTTTATCCATTAAGAATTTAGCAGTAGCATTGTTCTTAAAATTAGTCATAGCAAAAGGTGTAGACCATAAACCAGTGTCGCCACCTAATCCAAACAACCAACCTCTTTTTCTGTCAATCGTTTGTCCAAACATATTACGTTTAGGCATAGTAGCGTCTGATGTTTTAGAAGGGTTCATAGTTCCTATTCTATCCATTAGTGTCCATAATTCTCTTTCCCACTCATCACCTACTCTGTTTAAATATCTTAAACCACCTGACATAGGAATACCTTTATAAATAAATTGTGCGGCTTGCTGTGCGGCGGCTCTTTCAGGACTTCTTGATTTCATAAAGTCATCTGAAGACATAAAGTTAAATAATTCAATAATATTTTTAGTGTAGAATTTAGAAGTAATGTTTCTTGTTAACATAGTGATTGAACCAATAGCTACTTCTGTTAATTGTTTATCAATACTTGGTGGCAAGTCATCTGTTTCTCTAGCCCAATTACTATACACGTCCATAATATCAGCTACCATAAACATAGGAGTAAATAGAGGGTCTAGTCTATTTAATGAAATATATCTTCCATCATTTGTTTTCCATGAATATGGTTGCCAACCTGTGTTAGCTGTTTTTTCTCTATTCTTTCTCCAATCTCTATCACCACCTCCTGTAATTTTACCTGCCATTACAAGACCTAATGCTCCTGTCCACAATAGATAACCCATTTGTATTCTAGCATTAGCTTCTGCCGCCGCTTCTGGATTTAAATATCTTGATTTACCAAACACACTTCTAACTGGTGCAGTTATTCTTCCAAGTTTACCTTTACTTAAACTATGTGTTATTTTTTTAAATGTACTAGCACCTGCGTCTAAATCTGGTAAATCAGCTTCAGCAAGTAAGTGTCTCATCTGAAATTGGTATCTACCTAAAAAAGGTAAATGTTGAAAATTCCATCTTAATAAGTTTGATGGCGTATTAATAAAGTGAAGACCAAATACTCTAGTCCATTTAGCTTTATTTGCTGTTTGTGACAATATCCAACCTGTAAGTCTACTTTCTATATTTCCCGTTAAAGGGTTTACTTGACCTGCAGGCTGTGTGTATGAACCTTCTCTAGCATAGTGTAGAGGTGCATTTAATCTGTCTTCTACAGTGTTTCCTATTTCTACTGCTCTACCTGTTTTGTTATCTATAAATTCTGATTGTAATTCTAATGCTCTTTCTTTGTATTTTTTTCTAAACCCATCACCTTTTAATAAAGAAAAGTCAGGAGTTTCATCTATAATTTTACTATTAATAGCCGCAGACATTCTTGCTTTAAACATCATAGATTTAAGAAATTCATCTCCTGCTGATAAAATTCTCATAGGAGCAGTAACAGTTGCACCTACTACTTTTTGTGCTTTTTGCATAACTTTACCTGTCATACCTAGTCTATCAGTAAAAGTTTTACCAAATTCATTAATCCATCTTTGAAGCTGTCCTTGTCTAATATTACTATCATACTTCATTTGTGTACTATCAAGTATTGGTCTTCCTGCCCAAAAAGATTTACCTGCTCTTTTTAAAGCATGCCCTGTGTATGCAAATTGATATACAAATGTGTGTAGAGCTTCTCTCATTATTTGACCTGCTCTAACTCTATCTGTTGGAAGCATGTTTGCTCCTCTTAATAACATAGTTGCAGGTTTCCAAACTGTTTGTGTAAGACCAGATACAATGTTTAATATGTGTGTATCAGGCGAAGATAGTAAGTTGTTGTTCACATATTCTGCCGCAATGTCCCATCTATCAATCTTTTTAACATTTTGCATAGCAGATATAATTTGTTCTCTATCTCCTAGTTGACCTACAGTTCTCCAAAATTCTAACTGCTGTTCTTTTGTACCTTTCTTTTTAATTAATAAAGTAGGGTCTTCAGGTTCAGTAATTAATTGTGCCGCTCTTTGTCCTTTAGCATCTACTTGATGTGCTACCAATCCTCTAGCTACATTCTCTGCACTTTTCTTTTTTCTTTTAATTGTAAAATCTAACTCTGTATCTATTCTTGCTATCTCATTTAAGATGTCATCTATTTCATTATCAGCTAAATCTATTCTATTTAACTCACTAGAAAGTCTACCTATAGTGTCAAATTTAGTTCTAATGTCATCTGCTTGTCCAATAACAGTAGCGTATAATCTAACAAACGCTTCAGAATTAGCGGCATCATTTGCTAACTTTTCAAACTTTTTTCTATTTTGCCCTAAAGCAACAGCCTCTTCTATCATCTGTTCTTTAGTAATTGTTTTCTTTTCTAACTGCTCTGATACTTCAGCAATTTTGTTTTTGACAAATGCTTCGTAACCACCATCTCTTTGTTTAGTTGCATTGATAGCTAATTTAGGTGGCTTATCGTCTGCTCTAATTTTAGCATTTCTTAAATTCTTTATGTATTCTTTTGTAGTTTTTGGGGGTTTTTCCTGTTTAGGAGCATTGACATCTGCTTTACTAGATTTGTTTGTGATAGTTAAATCATCAAATAGTTTTGCACCTTTAGTAGTGCTTTGACCATAATTGTGAATGTCGTTAAGATTTTTAATTGAATTTTTAGTTAAACTTCTATTTGTTAATTTAAAAGCACCTGCTGTAAATCCTGCACCAAAGATAGTACCAAAACCAAAACCTGCGGCAGTTGCTATGCCTGATTGTTTTAGACTAATCTCATCTTGAACACCTGATTGAATAGCAGTGTTTTGTAACATTAAATCTTGTCCACCTGTAATACCTGCATTAATATAACCTTCAGTTAATGCACCTTTTTTAACTGCTTTACCTAAAGCTAATTGTTCAGCTTCTTTAGCGGCTTCTCTAATCGTAACTTCTGAAATTTCTTTAGCCATCTTATTTTTAAGGGCTACTCTTAAACCTGCTTTGTATGCTTGTTTTGCGGCTTGACCACCTATACCAACACCTATTAAGTTTATAGGGTCAGCTACCATAGCACCACCATTGTCAATTAACCATGAAGCAAAATTTCTATTTGGGTCATTCCAAAATGATGGTAGTTGTTGATAGGTTTGTTGTATGTAAGAAAATTGTTTCAATCTATCTTCACTATCTTCATTCATTACATTAGCCATATCCATTCCCATAGATACAGTATTGTTGTTTCTCCAAGACCTATCTTCGTAAAAATAATCTAACAAGTCTGCATGTGACATGTTATTAAAATTATTGTCATCTTCTCTGTAAGAATAATAGCTTTTTAACGTGTTGTAGAAATTTTCTGTTTGTATTTCTTCTAACGCTAAAGCTGAAGTATCTGGCTTTTGTAAATCTTCAGGAAGAGTATTTGTAGTTATTTTGTTACTTTGGTTAAGAAAAGTTGCCATTAATTATTTCTTCCTACTAACATTTTCATAGCATCATCTACTTGTTCTACAGTGACACCATTACCTAGATTGCTTGCAATACTTTTTAATATATTTTTGTAATCAACATTTTCTAGTGCCGCCATCATAGCTTGATTAAAACCAGTGTTTTGTAAAATGTTTGCTATTACTGTTGGTAATTGTTCATTAGCAAATCTTTGTTTACTCTCTTTATCACTTTCACCAAATCTACTATCACTATCTATAAGTTCTAAACCTAAGAATGATGGGTCAAACTTATCTAAAGTTTCTTTTATAAGTTTTTTGTTTATTAAACTATCATTGCTTAATATTTCATTAAGAGCTTCCTGCATTTCAGGAACACCTGCTTGTTCATATTTAATATCTATTTTCTTCTGTGCTTCTTCATCTTCCTTAATTTTCTTTTCGTATTCAGGCATAGTTTTCATAACTGGAGAAATGTCGCCTTCTCTAAATTTCTCTATAACAATATCACCCATTTTCTTCATAAATTCTTCACGTTCAAATGTTGATGGTTGTTTTCCATTTGTCTCTTCATACTCATTTTCAAATTTATACAATTCTACCATCATGTAGTTGTGTGCATTTCTAATAGCTTCACTTCCATTTTCTTTAAGAATACCACCTGATGTAAAATTACCTCTTACAGCGTTCTCAATATATTTAAGACCTTCTTTGTAAACTGTATTTGTAGTGTGGATTGAGCCTGCTTTGCTACTAGACTTTTCCCAACTAGCAAACAAAGCTAATGTTGGTGATAATTTTCTAGGGTCTATATTTAAGTCTGCGATTGCATCTGATATTTCTTTTTGTGATGAGAAGTCACCCTCATAAATTCTTGCGACTAATTCATTGTAGACAGCAGGGTCAGTATCAATGTAAGCATTTGCGTCCATCAATTTATCAAAATTACTTATGTAAGAAGGTACACCCATCTTAAATATTTCATCTCTAATTTCCATAAGCTCAACATGGTTTCTATCTCTTTTACCCATAGTAACGTCACCATCAGCCGTTCCAGAAACTTCAACTTCAACCTGTTCATTAATTTTAGCAAACAATCCTTTTACTGTTTCTTTGTCTTGGTATTCTTTTTCTTGTCTGTCATTAATAATTAATGCTCTTCTTTTTTTAGTTAACTCTTCTTGTAAAACTAAAACTTCTTTAGATTTTCTTGAAGCTAATGTACCTATAGCAGAACCACTTTTAGAGTAACCTAAATTAGTGTTTAATAATATTTCAGCTCTATCTAAATCATCTTCTGTCGTAGCTGTTCCTATAATCTCTGCTACACTTCTTTTAACAATAGCTAGTGTCTCTGCATTTGTGTGTAATAAATTTGGTTTACCTGAACCATCTCCATTTGGCACTGGTATTTGTAAACTTTTTATAAACTCTGGTAATTCAGTTTTTAAACTATCAATAGGAATATCATCTAATAAACCTATACCTTGTCTAATTTTCTTTTCACTGCTAATAACAGCTCTATTTTCTGCATCTACTTGCACATCTTTAGCTCTAAATTTATTAAACTGTGTTGTAAAACCTAATAATGTAGAACTATCCATTGCCTTTGTATCAGGCATATAGTTTTTGTAAAACATATCAAGATTAGTGCTTTCATCTTCAATGTCATATTTATCTCTATTAGCATTGATTTGAGCTATAGTTTCATGTGCTTTAACTCTACCTGCATGATAATTAGTAGTAGCTTCAATGTATTTACCAGTTAACTCTGGGTGTTTGTTTGCAATAATTTCTGATTGGATAGTTTCAAATGATTTACCATTTGCATACAACTCATCTATTTTTGCAATAGCTTTATCTTTTTTTCTATCAATTCTTATTTCATTAGCTTGTCCAAGTTTAAAACCTGCATCTGCTAATGATTTTGATAATCCTGTAACTGCACTTCCAGTAGAGACATAGCCTGCACTACCTGCTCCATAATATTTATTAGTTGCTTTATTTTTATATTTAGCCATTATTTTTTAGCCGCCTTATCTTTTTCGTTTTGTTGGTAGCCTTGATTAGCACTTGTAGCTATGCCAATAATTAAACCTGTTCTTGATGGGTCTGTAGGTGGTTTTAAACTGTTGTATGTTTTAGACATGTTTGCATAGGCTTCGGTTTGTTGATTACCAAAAATTTGTACATCTCTTTCATGTCCACTTGTTATTTCAAGCCAGTCATCATCATATAGTTGACTAATTGATTGTACTATTTTTGTACTGTTAGCATTTCCTAAATTTATCTTTTGTGCAATCTCACCATCTCTTTCTGCTTTAGTTTTTATTTCTGCTTTTATTTTTTCCATGTCAGCACTAACTTTTTCTTGGTCAATTTTGTTAAGGTCGTGTAAATATCCTTTATCGGCATTTCGTCTTGTTGTTTCTTGGTCTCTTCTAATGGCTTTGTTTTGTGCTTTCTTTTCTCTATAAGCGTTAACTTGCCCTAGTATTGCTAGACCTGCCTGTGCGTATGCGTTACACATTATTTATTCACCTCTTTCATCATTAATATAAATGGCATTTTACCTATGCCGTATTCTCCTATTTTTGTTTTTGGTTCAAACCCTAAAAATTGTAACCATTTTAAACTTTTCCAATTTCTTTCATCTACAAAATTGTAGACATAATCATAACCTTTACTCATGTCCTCTACCCATTTAGGACACTCTTTAATAAACTGTTTAATATGCTTAAATAAATCTTCGCTAGATAATAACCAAACTATTCCATATCCTTCTTCTTTAATTGGACTAGAGCCAAACATTCCAATCACACCTTCTGCTTCTGTGCCTACGATTGTATAAATTTTTGCATTCTTTTGTGTAAAGGGAACAACTAAACTTTCTAAAGGTGTTGCTCCATCTGAAGCCATAATTTCTTGCCTGTCACCTTTTCTCATTTTAGGTGCTAATTCTAAAGCATCTTTTAATTCTGCTTTTCTAACGTAGTTTTCTTTCATTAAATCCTGCTTGCTCTATTATGATAATAACCTTCAACTTCTGCACCTGCGATATACATAGGCAAGTGAGATGAAGATTTAATATCTAAAGTAAATTGTGTATTTTGCGATTGTACTGGTACTCTTAAAGTTCCTGTTGAAATAGCAGGCTGTCCTATAATACTTGTAGACGTACCAATTATATAACCATTCATAATAGCTGTTGATGTATCTCTATTCGTAGGTGTGACTTCTACTTGGAAGTAACCACTATTTTCAAAATTAAATGTTATGTTTCTAATCTGGTATCTACCTGAAGTTACTGCAATTAAACCTTTACCAGTGTTTTCTCTTACAAACTGCGTAGACATTCTATATTTACTTTCATAAGGCACACCAATGTATAACGCTGTGTGGTTTCCAACGATTGTATAAGTTGACCCTGACGTGTTTGTTGCGGTGTAGTTATTACCATTTGTTCTGTCTACAGCTATTAATCCAGTTTTAGCTCCATAAGGAGATGTAAACGTAGTTAAGTCTGTTGTACTACTGTATGAACCTGTAACTGATGTTTTAAGGTCAATGTAAACTCCATGACCTATTGTTGTATCTTTTAAATTTCTTAAATCTATTTTAACTAATTTTGTAGTAGTGCCTTCAGAAACTAATAAGTAAATAAAACTTTCTAACGACATAGCACCTAAAATCTTAACACCTGCAAATGTCCATTTAGACCAAGCATTTTGTACTTTCTCTCCACCATCAAAGAAATACTTATAGATGTACATTGTGTTAGCGTATGTTGTAGACACTGTGCCACTATAAGGTGCGGTTTGACTATCTGCTGTATCTGACGCTAGAAATATAAGTGTGTCTTCTGTTGTATTACTTACAATTTGATAACAATTAGTTGGTATTAAATTTTGTACTGATACACTTATATCTAATCCATCATTTGTTAATGTATCATCATCAGCAAAGTATTCTCTTATTGCTGTGTTGTTTGTTCTAGCTTGTGCAAAGTAAGCAAACTTACCTGCTGATACTGGTGTAACTTTATCATCATGTTCAAATGACGATACTTCATTAAGTATAGCTGTTGTAGGTGATATACTTTCACCTGAACTGTCTAATTTATATTGTGCTGTATCAGAAAATAATAATAAACTTTCATTAAATCCTACAGAGTTTTTAAGTGTATTAACTTGTGTGCCTGACGCCGCAATATCTATTGGGTCAGTATCTAAAACTTGTGTAGATGTTGTTGAAAAGTAATTAAAGAATGAAGCATTCTCTGTTAATATTAAATTTTCACCAGATAAAATACCTAGTCTATTTTTATAATAAGTTAAATTATTAATCTTTTTACCAACAAATGTTGGGTCAGGATTGCTTTCACTATCTCCACATACTCTATCTGTCCAATCTAATTCTTGGAAAGTAAATGTACCATCATTATTATTAATTAATGCGTGTGGCATTGTAGAGTTAGTTAGTCCTACAGAAGTTGCAGGTGCAATAGTTTCATTCCATACACCAGATTTTCCTGTAAACTTTACATAATAATCAGATAAAGTTTCTCCTTCTTCTCCAGTAATTTTTAGAATAACACCTTCTTTTCCATAAAAAGGTAATTTGCTAAAATCTTGTATTTCATCTCTAATAGAATACATGGCTGTGTTACCAGAACCATCAGATGTAGTTATAGTGTAGTTTGCATTACCATCAGTAGGTTTTCCATAAATTACACTATCAAATGCTTCAAATGTAAAATGAGATGTAAAGCCAGAATAATTTGCTAATCCTTGTGTAGTAGACACAGAAGCATTAGTGTCAGTTCTTCTAACATTAAATCCTATACCATTTGCATTGCCGTCCCAGTGTGTGCTTGCTGTTCCATACAAAAGTATGTCTGTAATTTTATTTGTATCTCTAAATTTACTATCAGTAGCCGCATCACTACCTGAAGGTAATTGAAATACTACTTCTAATTCTTGTGCCATTGATGGGTGTTTCAATGCAACTTTATATTCTCTACCATAGTTTGTAAGTTTACAAACAACTAAAAATTCTTCTACTTTAGCCGCAGACGTATTACTATCTGCTGTAACTGTTGTTCCTGTGTTAGCTAAAAATGTGTAATCTGCAATGTTAACTAATTTAAAATTTTCTCTAGGATTTGTTGAAGTTAAATAACTTGAACCACTTGCTATTGTTACAGTCTTTTCATTACCTGCTAAATCAAATACTTTGATACCACCATTATATAAAGCTACAATATATTGATTATTTGCATCTCTTTGTATTTGCCAAAACTTTGTTTTGTTAGAATAAATATTAGAACTATCTACTGTAGCTACATAATCTAAAGGTGGTCTTTTTGATAAACCATCTACTAAACCATTTTGTAAATTAACTTGGTCTTCTCCCTGATTAATACCTCTTTGTGTGGGTGTCTGTTGTGACATTCCATTTAAGAAATTAGGAATAGATTGTGATACTACTCCGCCCATTAGTAAGTCCTTCTATTCGGTCTGTGTATTATGTTAAGGGTATTTTGGTCGCCTTCAAGAATGTTAATATCACTTTCTTGGCTATCTGCTTGATGAAATGCCATAAGAGCTTCATTCTCATCTTGACCAATTAATGTTGTAATTTCTTTATCACCAATAAATCTTGCCGCAAATCTTCTTGCAGATTTCATTGTAATATATTGTCTTGCGTATTCTGGTAAATGTTCAAATTGTTGTACTAATACAAGGTCAACACTAGTAGGTGCTGAAGTAAATACGTCTGTGTGATTATCCAAATCATATAAATTTCCATTTCTTATTGTGTAGTTTAAGTATCTGTATTGAGAGTTTGCGTCAGCTTTAACGCAGTTTGAGGGTAGAGGAACTTTATTATCACTATCTAATGATAATGATTTGTAATTTACATGTGTGTTAAAATTCCAACCTTGTGATTGAATGGACATAGACGTCTCATTCAGAATATTTTTTGCTGTACTTACATCAACTGTAGTAGTGCCTGTAATACTATTAACTGGACTTTCTCCAATCGTAGATAGCAT